AGTGGAAACTCTCATGGAGAATGAACCCACTGCTCCTGCCAAGGTAAACACTAAACCAGCACCAGCACCTACTGTTTCGACAGATGATGCTGATGACTCCATGTCATACTTTGAGAAGTTGGCAGAAGGATAAAGGATAGAATAGTCTATCCTTCACAAGAACCCCTCACTGAGAAATTGGTGAGGGGTTTTCTTTTATTAGGGGAAGGCGGCTTGTCCGATCAGGGCCGGCAACACTCCAGTGGAGCGGGTATCTTTGTTCACACTGATTGATGCCGGTGCCGGTCTCTGAGGTTGAACCATTGCTCCACCATTAGGCGAGATTGGTGCCGTCGGACTCCGTGGAGCCGGTGGCGCTACGGGTGCTACTGGTGTTGGTGCTACACTTTTGCCATTTGCGCTTGCTCCCACTTCGCCGACATTGGTGTTATTGTTTGCCGGCTCTATCTTAGGTTTCGGCTGCAAGTTTTTCATATCAACTGCCACCTCAACGCCAGGACGATTTGGATCAACTCGTTTACGTTCACCGGACATCCGCCCTTTAGCTTCAGCCTGAAGCTTCTCCATGAACGCAATTTTAGCAGCGGCCGCAGCATCCGCTGAAACAGTCTCCCTAAAGTCAGCAGGCAGTCCCATGTCTTCTCTCTTCATCTGAAAGCTTATATTGCCAGTCCTAGCGAATTCTTCAGCACTCATTTCGCTGACCTTCTTTAAATTATCTTCCAATTGTTTGTCAGTCATGGTTTGAACTTTTTGTAAATTACCAGTAATGCTTTTGAGGATAGTATCAAAACTATCGCCTAATGAATCAAAGAGCATCCCGCCAAGGTCTTTAGAATTTTCATCACTAAATGGAGTCACCCGCATCCCCATCGTTGTGCTTGGATCATCGTCAAAGAAATCTAAGACCGTTTCTCCTGCCGTTTCCCCGCCCTCGGCAAGTCGCCTGGCCTTCATTTCGTCGCTCAATTGTTGTGCCTGTATATTTTTTTGTTCCACATCCCTAGTTTCAAATCTATCCATTTTGAGGATCGGCGGCAATTTTGAATTTATTCCGTCAATCATTTTATTCATTAAGTCAATAAAAAAGTCAACAATTTTATCTGTGGCTTTACCAAATTCACCTTTTAAAAGGTCTTTCCCAATTCCTTCCAAGGGTTGAAAGAATTCCTTTACAGATTTTATAAAGGTATTAAGCCACCCACCTTCTTTAGTGGAGTCTGCTAATAACTCTTTAAATTCATTCCAAAAAGGACTATTAACAAAATATGCGAGCGCAGCCGTAATGACTGTTCCCCAAGTGAATACACTGCTCGCCGCCCTTGTAATTCTGCGGCCAATATTTCTAAGTCCTCTACCCACAGCGTTTGCCCCAGAATACCTCATAACACCGGCACCAACCCGTCTGAGCATATCTCTTCTTCTTTGTATTGCCGCTTGTTTTCTCGCTTCTGCTTCTCTAAGCAATCGTGCCGCTTTCTCTGCTTCTGTTTCTTGTGGCGGTGGTGCCGGTTGCCCTATCTGGGCTATGCTCTGTTGCAAATTTCTAAGTACTGCAGTGTTTTGCGTAATCGCTCCTCTCACAGCGGCGCCGCTGCTTCGTATTGCCGTGATAACAGCAGAAAAGTCTGGTGGTGGTGCTTGAGACATATCTTTATCCTATTTTTTTATGCTTACTTCAGCATTTTTACTTTTAACATATGCTTCCTTACCAAAGAAAGCTGCCACAATCGCTGCTACAGAAACGAAGTATGTAGCTGCCATATCTCCTAAGATTGAAGCAGCTTTGTCAAGTCCAACAAAAGTGGAAAGAACAACCAAAGCAGGATATAATAGCATACCGAAAAGAGCAAACCATGCCATATATCTTTGGGCATCCTCTTTTTTATCTTCATTCTCTAACCTCATCATTTTAGCATCCATTTCAAGTTCTTCATCAGTCACAACACCATCACCATCTAAATCATATTTTGAGTATCTACTTTCTGGTTCAAGCGTTTTTTCGTTCATCAGTAGCGGCTCCTTTGATTTTCTCTTTCTATTTTTTCCTTTTCCTCTTTCAAAAAATTTGTTAATAATCCAACATATATATCCCTCTCCCACGGCAGCATATTTTCTAACTCTGTTAAACTATATTTGTGATGTTGCATAAGTGCAAAATTCAATTCATAGTAAGAATACAGTGTTATATGAGAGAGGGTTACCCGAAAAAACTCTCCATTCCTTGTAGAATAACTTCTTCTGTCTTTTTAGTCTTGGGGTTAGTAACATTTATAATATGAGTCAGCCGAGGCATCGTGTCAAAGAATTTTGCAATATTCTCAAATGATTCAGTTGTCAAACTATCAAGAAATTCATCTAATTCTTGTTCTGTTATGTCAGCTTTATAATATACATCTTCGCCATAATGAATTTCACTAATACATCTTTTTAATAATGTAAAAATTATATCCATTTCTGCTAACTCATCAATGCCATCCATATCATTTAAATATGGATATCGCATATAAAGTTTAACATCCTTTGCTACATCAATTTCATTTGTATGATCTTCTTGTATTTGAACCTCTATTTCATCTAAATTAACTGTTACATCTACTCTAGTTTCTTGATCATCTGGACAAAGAACATTTAGTTCTACTTTTTCTCCAACTGATTTACCACGAATTTTGACGAACAAATATTCAATATCAAACATAGGGGCCGTATCTGTAGAAATTTTTTGAAATGTACAATCATGTATAACTTTTGATATTGCAGATGAGATATCTGCACTATTCTCTGATTCTTGTGCAATCAATAAATGCTTTTGTTCTTTAACAAGAAATGGTCTAGCTTTTATTTTTTCTCCTGTAGAGGGTAATTCTAATTCAAATGTCGGTGTTTCAATTTTTGGTAATGCCATAATTTGTAATCCTTTAAAATAATCTTCGCAATGTCGCTGGTAAATTTGCAGTAATGCTTCTTTCAACTGTCCCTAATGCTGTATCAAATAGTCTATCTGCTAAACTTGTTGGTTGTTGTTCTACAGCAAGATTTTCCCAATTCCTAAAAGCCCAGCTTACAGGTGTTTTTATAATTTCAGAGCTTGGGCCAGCTGCTAAGTTAGTTCCACCAATTGTTTTGGGAAAACATTCGTTAATTCTAAGACCATATGCTTTTTTAAATTCTCTATTCAATAAAAATATATTCATTGACCCAACATAATCGTAGTAGTAACCAACATCATGTGTGGAAACATTAAATGCTTGTTCTTGCCAGTTCTCAAAAAAGGTTCTTTCATCCAAACCATTTGATGCCTGAAATGACATAGTAATATCTTCTGCATATGTTGCTTCAGTCACAATTTCTCTCATTGGACCATATTGAGCGCCGCCTGATAGTTGTTGAGTTGTTAATCCTCTGCCGGGTAATATGAGACTATCTGCTCTTAATGATATTTCTCTGGTGTTGTGTCCAAGTTCTGCTCTATCTTTCGGGTTGAGAACGCCTCCACCACCTAAATGGTTTGGTGGAAAGATTTGAACCTCATAAAGATTTGGTCTTCCATATGCATCGTTACTACGAAATATTGATAAAACATCATTCAATGCTCCGAATGCAAGTGCATCTGTAAAATTACTTAATGCTGATGGCATTATATCATTTTCCTTTTTGAGTCATTATAAGCACGAGAAGCAGATGCTTTCTTAAACCTCTGAACAGGTAATAATGCAGCAATAACCCATTCTTCTGGAATCACAATTCTAAATTCAGATTTAACATGTCCATACAAATAGTGCTTTATTGTTGGTTTTATTATTGGTATATCTTTTAACTTTGAATAATCTGTAATTATACTTGTATTTGAATCATACATTCTAGAACTTCTTGATGTTCCGTCTTCTGTTATTCTATCTAGTAATCTTATTCTCATTGGAATTGGTAGGTAATGAAGATTCAAACCCAAAAACCCACCAGCAGCGCCACCAATAGGAAGTATTAGTGGAAATGTATCATAGTAAGGTAGTGTCTTTTTATGTTTTGGATCATAGAAAAACATGTTGAGATTTCCAAATGATGGCCCACCAGATCGTCTTCCATCTCTTATTAAGTCCATGGCGCTGGGTTTACCAAAGTCTGATATTTTTTGACGATACCAGCCAATTGATCTTTGTGTGTCTCCAGCAGCTGTACGAACAGCAGATGTAAAATTAGGTGGTGCCATTTAATTATTTATAACGAATACCTAAATCATCCTCTGTCAGTATTTTAAATTCCATTCCGTTATTCTCACACCACTCTGTTGCATACTTCCATTTGGAACTATTCACGCCCCAAGTCTTTACTTCGTTGATATATCGTTTATTTTTTCTTTGTGGTTCTTTTGGAGGTTTTGTCTGTTTCTTGGGTTTGACCTCAATGACAAGATTTTTGATGGTGCCATTGTGTTGTTTTATTTTACAGTAGAAGTCTGGAAAATAACGATGCATTCTGCCGTCCCAAGGAGACTTGTATGGTATGACTATTTCCTCGCTTCCCCATTCAATCACAGATTCAGTGTTGTCACAATAGACCATAAACTTCCGTTCCCACAGAGAACGGTAGGTTACATTGTGAATATTCCCTCTATATTTCGAGGGGTTGATTGGTTT